AACTGACACAAGAGGACCTGGACGACTTCTATAAGCATGCATATCACTCTGATCATTTTACGCATAGTTACATTCAAGACTATGGGGTTGCAGGAAAGCGCCTAGCCAGTTACAATTTACAGCAAGAGACACTATTGCTTGACGTTGGGTGTGGTAATGCTGCTTTTGTAAATAGAGCGCGCAATTGCAACATCAAAGCCTATGGATGTGAAGTGGCTCTTGGAGTCGCTAAGTCTGACAAAGTATACGAACAGAAGCTAGAGGACGTACACTTCCCTACTGACTATTTCCACTATGTTACCTGCCACGACGTATTGGAGCATGTTACGAATCCCTTGGTTATGCTGACTGAATGTTGCCGTATTTTGCAACAGGGCCATGGTAGACTCTTTTTGGACTTGCCCGACTTTTGGAGCCCAGAAGGATCCCACCATTGGAAAGCGAACGAGCACATTTGGTTCCCGACTCGTAAGCATATCATGGACCTTTTGGCGCAAGCTGGATTCCTTACTGTACGAGTGACACATCCAATCCCAGGTAAGCTCCTATTTGTCGCCAGAGCCCCACAGGAGTCAAGAACGAAGGTAATGGTTCCTCCTGGCGTTGGTGACATTTATTGGTCCATGGTGAAACTGAAGAGTATGATAGAAGAAAAGCAACTTGGCATCCCTGACGTCTATATTATGTCAGACTGCGAAGACAAGCAACGGTCACTTGAATACGTCCAATCGCTTCCTTTTGTTAATGCTGCTGGATTCCGTAAGATGAAAACCAGAAGCCCAATATTCCAAGAAGCCTACATGCAAGATGGACGCACTCTGTTTGAAAGTGATGGTTACTTTTTGGCATACAACGGAGTCATGAGATTTGGAAAGAACCTAATAGACACAGATCCACAATGGCCCGCTATTTGGTACCATGACGCCTTTAGACCCATTGAGGCTAGACAGTACGCTGAGGCCACTATAGACACATATGGTGAATATTTGGTAGCTTACTTTGTGCCCCATGGAATGTACAAGCAGTGGTTGGCGCAATTTCCAGTCCATCAGATCGTCCAAGTCCTAGAGTCTCTTATTGTGGCTACTGGAAAGAAGATACTGCTTATTGGTGCACATTGGGACGTAAATTCATCTTTGGTCAAGCAGCTAAGTGACATTGAAGGCGTAGTAGACTTAACTGGCCAAACTACGCTACAGGAGTGTTTTGAGCTGCTACGAAGTGCCACAGGCGTCATAGGGTACCCAAGTGGCGTTACAATCATGAGTACGGTATTTAAGACGCCTACGTATATGCTTTGGAACGAGTATTTTCATCGTAACTTCTATGAAACCACTGTGCCACCAGACTCCATAGGCAACTGGTACAAATACTGTGACACCAAGGACGCTACAGTCAAAGGTGTGGTTGATGATTTTTGTAGCCTTATCGACATTGAGCCGCCTGAACTTGACGTCCCAAAATAGTGCCTTAACGTCGTATGTGTCCTAAAGAGCGGTGGAGACTATGATGCAGAATACGTACACAGACTGGAAGCCAATGTAGCTGAACACCTCACATTGGACTATAACTTCGTATGCCTCACTGATGTCCCTGTAGATTGCGATTCGATACCATTGGAGCATGACTGGGAAGGTTGGTGGAGTAAATTGGAGCTGTTTAAGCCCGGTTTGTTTTATGGCCCCGTATTGTATCTGGATCTGGATACTATTGTAACTGGTAGCCTTGATGAATTCTGTAGCAACATTGAAGGCTTTGGTATGCTACAAGATTTGGGTGATGTGAAACGAAAAGGGCCATATGCTCTTGATGAATACTCAGGGTCCGTCAGCAGAATGGCCAGTGGAGTTATGGCTTGGAATGGCGACTACAGCAATATCTATCTCGAATATGCAGAGAAGCCTAAATTCCGAGGAGGCGACCAACGCTACATTCAGCATCAAGTCAAAGAGCCAATCAAAGTTATTCAAAGGGGACTTAACGTAGCTTCATACAAGTGGGAGTGTTTGGATGGCGTACCTGAGAATACCAATATCGTATGCTTCCACGGCAACCCTAGACCCCGTGATATAAACTGGGAGCTACAATGGAACCAATAACCCCTAATAAGATACCAGGACGCCAAAGCTGCCCAGAATGCGGCAATACGGACCTAACCAATAACGAAGGTGACTGCTTTTGCTCCGATTGTGGGCGTCATGTGCAGCTACTGGAACTAGATGATACAGAGGTGACACAATGGCCGCACGAGTAACACAAGCAGAAGTAGAAGCAATTATACTAGATATCGATCCTCAGTTAACAGATCTCACTTCATTCATCACTACAGCCAACGTATTAGTCACCGCTGTATGTACTGATGATGTGCTAACAACTGATCTATTAAAGCAGATTGAGTTGTACTTAGCTGCGCATTTCACTTGCATCACTGACCCTATGGTAGCAAAAGACTTGGCAGGCGAACCAGAAACCAAGATCGACCTGAATTTGCACTTAACCCGCTATGGCCAAATGGCTGTAGTGTTGGACATCTCAGGAGCCTTGGCAGCATTGGAAGATATGGTAGAGGCTCCAGGGGCAGTACGGAACCCTCTGATCCGTTCTGTCGTATACCACAATGCCTCAAGTCTGTGAAACCTGATGCAACCATATGGCATCTAAACCACCGTATGATAGCAAATGATAGTACATGACACTTAAAAGGGTAACATGAGTCATTATACACGTGCATTGAAACAAACTTGCGTCTATTGGGCTCCAGGGGCAATTGCGTTTAACCCTGCTGAGAGAGCCTACGAGGATGCTGTGGAGATCAAATGCAACTGGAACGATCACATAGAACTAGGTGAGACCCCAGATACCACAGAACTCGTTAATGCTGCTATTGTGGAACTGGCGTCATTAGTAGAGGAATCTGGCTACTTGTGGCTTGGTGACTCTGATGACCTTCCTAGCGGCACAGTTACCCCTATTGGCCTGGATGACGCATATGAGATCAAACAGGTGCTAAAGAAAGTACTTAGACGCGGAAGAACACTATACAGAGCGATATTGGATTCAGATGGGTAGTCACACATATACAGCCAATATGAACAAGATCTCCAAGAACATGCGACGTGCGGTTCGTGGCATCGTATGGTCCGGTAACTTGGGATTGGCGCAAGCTGGACGTGATATCCGCAATGTCAGCCAAGCACTTGCTCCAGTAGATTTGGGCAACCTGAAGCGTTCGCACTTTATGGTATCTGCTGTAGGTGACAATGCTGGACTTATAGCCATGTTCGACAATGGTAAGAACGAAGCTGCTAGACTCCAATCGCTACATATTACTGCTGTGTCTAATGCATTGGCTCAAGTATCCATGTCTGATAAAGTGATTGTGGCAGCTACGACTTACTATGCTGGTTTGGTGCATAGTTCGAATAGGCAGCCAAAGCGTGAGTTCCTGAAGCGAGCAGCCGAATTGAATCATATGAACGCTCTGTCTCAGGTAGCTAAACAGGTTACCAAATATTTGTTACGCTCTGCTCCACATTACAGAGGCAAACTATGAACACTTTCTCACTAGATGCAGCAGACCTTCTCGTAGCAGCAGGTGTTGGAGCTAAGGCCGGAACAGCTGATTGGGCCATATTCCAAAACATACTGCCCAAGGATCCGGATAACTGCATCTGTATTACTGACGTACCGAGCCTCAAAAGCATCTGGGCATTGCCACTAGGATCCACTGAGATTCAAAGGCCTACAGTCGAGATCCGAGTTCGTGGGTTCGTATATGAGACAGTTTACACCAAGATAGAGTCTATTGTTGCTGCTCTGGCGCATAAGGGGCGCTTTACACAAGGCGGTACTAGTTACAGTGACATTTATCAGCAAACCCCCATACACAGCCAAGGACAAGATGAGAACAATAGGTCTCGTTTGGCTGTATCTTTCACTGCAATAAGGAGCTAATTATGGCTGTTGGAAACGGAACAGGAACAACGATTACTTTTGACACGGGGTTTATGGCTAATTTGCTGTCTGTAACTCCCTTTGATGTCACCAGAGAAGCATTGGATACTTCGAATATGAGTACTACTGGTGCTCGCACAAAGATCCCTGGTGACTTGCATGATTGGCAGGCTCTTTCAGCTGAGATTCAATTCGACGTTGATGACCAGCCGCCTATCGACCAAGCTGCTGAAGATGTGACAGTGACCTTCCCAGATGGCGGAAGTGTTGCTGGATCTGCCTTTATGACTGGTATGAGCGCCACTGTTGAAATGGAGGGCATCATGACGGCCTCTGTGACGATTATGTGGGCTGGTGCTGCAATTGGTGGTGGTGACTTCGGTCTGCGTTGGCTGGCTGATTCCTAATACACTATGCTCCCTATGTATCATTGTGGTGCATAGGGAGCCACTTTTAACCTATCGGAGGATACTATGGCTTGTTTGACAGCATCGAAAATCGTAGAAGCAAAAGACATCAAGAGACAAGAAGTAGAGGTACCAGAGTGGGGCGGTTCCGTATACATCAAAGAACTGTCCAACATTGAAGCAGATGAATTTGAAAAGTGGCAAACATCTAGACTCGCATTTAAGGGCCTGGGAGCCAACCGTACCATCAATCCTAAACAAACGGATCTAAGGGGCCAGTTCTCCAAGTTTCTGAGTATGTGCATGGTAGATGATGACAACCAGCTCCTCTTTAGCGACTATAAGGCATTGACCAAAAAGAGCTATAAAGTCATTAAGCGGCTCTATGACTTGGCAGTGTCTTATAATGGTATGGATGATGAGTCCCAAGAGGAATCGGAAAAAAACTCCGAAAGCGGCCAGAACGACTAGCATGGATTAGGCTCTCACGGGTCTTTGGCATCCCGGTCGCAGAACTACAGAAACAAATGACCCGTTCGGAGTTTCTGGAACAATGCCGCTACGATGCCATAAGCCCCCCGTTAGAGGATCGTATCTCTGTTTTGGCTGCACAACTGGTCGCTAAGATTCATAACTGTAACTCTACTGGTGCTCAAAGGAAACTTAAGGATTTTCTCATTGATTTTACTGAAGAACATGTATCAAACGCTGACAACATGAAGCAAGTGTTCACAAGTGCAGCGAAAGAAGGTAAGCAATGAACGTAGGCACAATTAGCGTTACTTTGAAGCTTAAGACTGTTGGGTTTGAAGCTAAGATGCGTAAGGCCGACAGCGCCCTAGAGCGGCATAGACGTAAACTCATCAAGCTCCGCCAAGCACAAAGGCAAGTGGGCGCATCAATGACCCGTTACGTCACTTTGCCTATCATAGCTGGTGCGGCATTAGCGGCCAGGGCCTTTACTAAGTTCGATTCGGCTATGCGCAACGTCAATACCATCGCCAAAGAGTCCGAGGTGCAATTCAGGAAGACCACAGAATCAGTAAAGCAGCTATCAATGCAGTTAGGCACCGATCCTACAGAGTTAGCCAATGCACTCTATAACATAAATTCGGCTGGTTTTAGAGCTAAGCAGGCCATGGATGTATTGGAGATCTCTGCTAAGGCTGGACGCGCTGGGTTGGCTGATACCGCAATTGCCGCCAAAGCTATTACTGGGGCCATGAACGCCTATGCTGAATCTGGCCTAACTGCTGCTGAAGCTGGTGACATATTCTTCAAAACTGTAGATATCGGTGTCATTAACTTCCAAGAGCTGTCCAGATTCATGGGTACCACTATGGCCACCGCTAGCGCCATGAAGATCCCATTGAAACATGTGGGTGCTGCTGTATCTGTGTTGACTAAAGGTGGTATTGAGGCTGCAGAGTCATTTACGGCTTTGAACAGGATGATTCTGCGTATAGCCGAAAGCAGCCCAAAGATGAACAAGTTCCTAAGGGCTGCTGGGTTTATGGAAGGCGGTGAAAAGGCACTTAGGGAACACGGGCTGCTAAAGGTAATGGCTGGCCTCACTAAGCAGTCCAGAGGCTACGTTAGTGAGCTTATGAAAATGGGCTTCCGAGTGCGTGGCGTTAAGTCCGCTTTGGGTCTTGGGCGTGAAGCTGGTAAAATGTTCGATGATGCAGCCAAGCAGATGGAAAATAGTGCTGGAGCCTTAGAAGCCGCTTTGGAAGAACAGAATAAAGCATTGGCTGTTGTTGGCAAAAAGATCCTGTCTACGCTTAAGGTCATTGGCATCGATCTAATGGAGTCGTTTGCTCCAATGTTGCTAGGGGGTCTCAAAGGATTACAGAAGTTCACAAAGGCTGCTCGAAATGCCCCTAAGCCCCTCAAAGCACTAACTATAGCCTTAGCCACAGTTGCCGCATTAGCTGGTCCTTTGCTGTTCCTTGGTAGCAGTTTGGGGCTTATGTCTATGGGCCTTGGTGCGTTGGCCAGCTCAGGAATGGGTGCTACATTACTTGCT